TCATAGGTAGTCAATTCGGGGTGGTTAGACTTCACGCCCCCGTGTTGGTATTCATAGACGATTGCGTCTAGTGTTTTTTGAGTGAGCATTTGATTGCTCCTTTCGTTAGCGGATTTCTTTACCGCTTGTTTTTCTTTATACCTTAAGCATAGCAGGGGGGACTGACATTTAGAGGTGTTTCTCGGGCGTGTCGCAAATAAATCTTAGAAAAACCCTGTGATATAGGACACACTCACGCTCAATATGTGCGGTCTATCCTAAATGTCCGATTTTTTTCCTGGGGTGTATCGTACACAATAAAAATATATTAACATTTTATGAAATTTGAAAAAAATATTTTTTGCCTTGACAACGAAAATAGAAATAGTATAATTTTTCTAGGGGGGTCGGGGGGTCAGTAAATCAATAAATAATAAATATTAAATATATAGTAAGACCTAAGACCTAAGATCAAGTGATACATAGAATGATACAATAAAGTATGAGATCAGTAAACCTTATAGGAGATTGCCACTCAACCAGAATATGGGAGCATTGGAATCCAGAAGATTGCCCAGTAGATTTTAAGGTCTGGGGAGTTGCTGGTATGACAGCATGGGGTTTTGATCCAAAAAAACTTGAAGAAGAAAAAGCGGAGTCCAGCGGAATAGAAAGTGGTAGCGATTATTGTGTTAAGCCAAGAAATTATTGGGTAAGGCCATTTAACGAATTTAAAGATTCAGATATAGTTATGCTATGGCTAGGGTATGTCGATATTAGACAGTGGCTACCAAAACATCAAAATACAGAACAGACAGTTATAGAGTATTTAGATCGTGTTACAGAATATTTCAAGGGGTCTACGATACAGCTAATAGAACCACTTCCACAATTCACCGAGATGCTTTTAAAATACGAAGGCATATCACCTAGCTACACTTACAAGGAAAGACAAGAAATTAATGGTATCTTTGTAAAGGCTCTTAATAATTATGCAAAAGAACATAAGATGCTTATGCCAATATCTCAAGAAGAAATAAGAGAAGCAGTGGGCTTATCTGAGTTCACTCCAGAAGATACTGCAACATGGGCTCCACATCCACAAGATTCTTTAAAAAGAGAATATTGGGGAAAAATATTTAAGATGTTTATTGAAAAAGTGTCATGAGTCATAAAAAAAGAAATAGAACGGGAGCAAAACAATGAATGATTTAATAATAAACTCAGCCCCAGGATCTGGGACAACATACTGTAGTACTATTTTAGAAAAAGCTTTTGGAAAATGGTTTCAAACAACTCATCAACCACATTTGCTGGCAGAAGGCGGAAATCAAGTTTTTATACTTAGAGATCCATATTATGCAATAGTCTCAGGTTTAGAAAGACATTTTCAAGGCATAGATTCACCAGACTTGCAGAAATTTGACATGTCAGATCCTGATATACTAAAAACTAAAATAAAATATTACAATACGTTATATAATGTTTTTCTAGATGATTTTGAGCGGGACAATGTATTAATCTACGTATACGAAGATATGAGAAATAATCCAATGGATCTAGTTCAAAAGATTTCTGATAAGTTTAATATACCTATTGTAGAGTCTGGTATTACAGATAAATGGGTAGATGAAAAGTTAGTTGCAAACCTTTCTGATCCAAATTATCCACTTGCTAAAAGAAGTAGAAATATAGGAACACCAGAAAAACCAATATTAAAAGCTGCGGTTGAATCAAGCGACATTGTCAAGCAGACATATGATAGATACTGGGAATACAGAACTAAAATTGCAGTCAACTAGAATTATGGTATACTAATACTATGAAATGTGATTTTTGTGAAAACCCAAAGTATGTAGAGCGTATTAACTCTAAAGGCATACTTGAAAGTTTTTGTACAAAGTGTATTGAAAAGGTTTTACAACAGACAAAGAGTGGAAAATGAAAACTATATTTTGGATAGGTGTTATATCGTTCCTAGTATGTATATGCGGAATACTTCTGCAAGTCTATACAAACTAGGGGATATAGCTTAACGGTTAAAGCATTTGTCTTATATACAAACGAGTTTGGGTTCAAATCCCAATATCCCTACAAGGAGTTACATGAAAAAGTTATGGGCAGTATTAATTCTAATTGCGACAGCAATTCTTTCTGGAGCTATGCTATCTAAATTTTTAAATTGGGCGGGAGAAAGAGAAATCTTTGATTTTGACCTAAATGAAGATATAGACAATGAAGAACTCTCAGCTCTATAAGTCAGTCGCAATATTTGCATGGATCCTAATGAGTCTATATATAGGATATCTATATTTATCCTAGTTGACTAGAATATATGACTATTGTCTTTGTCAGATTCTGTCAGAATAGGTCTTAAAAGGGCCTAGAAGGCTGATAGAGAATTTAACCAGGGTATCTGGTACAACTTTACTCAAAGAGCCTTATTTGGCCTTGTATCGCTTAAGTTTAAATTTATTAAAGAATTTAGATATAGCATTTTCTATTTTTGCTTCAAGTTGAGCTTCATGAGATTCATTTTTATAATGATCTGTTTGGAAGTATGGATTATTCATCATCTGACTAAAATGGTCTCTAGGCATTTATATCCTCCAAATGGTATCTCTACCGCCGCCGCACTTCAATTTTTTCACTTTCGCACTCAATGCTCTTTAAATTCGGACATAAAGGTAGCTGCTAACTCTTTACCTTCAAGCCCTGACTGCTGCATCTCGATTATTCTATCTTTTGAAAATTGTGGGTTCTCTCTTAAAGGCTGCATCCATTTATTTAGTTCATCTTCTGTGCCATTACCTATTTGCTCATAGTATTCTGGTGTTTTGTAATTATAAAATGTTCCTGGATTATCTTCTGCTTTTAAAGAGAAGTTTGAGAATGCATATCTTACGCCCGACTCAACCTCTTTTACTCCATGGCTATAAGGATCAAATGCGCTATGGATAATTATGTCACCACGCTCTGGTAGGTACTCATACTGACCTCTTTGTCTATTATCGTCAGTCTTTATTGTTCCATCTGGGTTAATGTCTGGGTAAAATATTTCTCCGCCAGTAAAATGTCCAAAGTATGCAACTACTCCGTAATCGATAACACAGCATGTTGCATATTTGTCATCTTGTGAAAGCAAGTGGCAGGCACCCTTTCCAGGGCTATCCGAATGTGTAAACATTCCACCATCCCCAGGTCTTACATTTAAAATTGACTGTGATGGGTGAATTACGTAATGAGGATAAAGAAGTTCGCTCAAAAATTCCCAAAATTCTAATAATCTTTTTGGTCTTGGAGCCATCTTATTTGCGTACCAGCTAATAAGCGTTCCTTCATACTTAAAGGAATCCCTGTAGTCCTGACCGTCAAGCTCTTTTTCGAGATCTAGCATCAAATCTTCTGGGATTATATTTTTAAACAAGAATATTCCGCTTGGTGTACCATAAGCATCTGTGTAGCTTGAAAGTTTTATACAATCTGGTCTATCGTAAAAATACATGTATTCCTCCATTGGTAATATTATCTAATTGTATCACGCATATAGTATTAAAAAACCCTAGTCAGAGGCGGATCCGACTAGGGTTTTACAGGGAGCATAACTCAACCTGAAATTTAAGTATAAAATATAAAAAATTAAAAGTCAATCATTTTCTTCTGGGGTGTAGGCAGGAGCAGGACCTAATAGGTATCCTTGTTCGTGATACTCAATCATCTTGCTTACTTCTTCTTGACCCACAGACCCTTTTGCTATTAAGCTAAGCATATCGTATATTCTATGCAGCATAATATAATTAACCATAGGAAGGTTATCTTCCAGGCTATCAGATTTTTTATTAAGGTCTTCCTGCATCTTCCCACCAAACTTCTCTACCAGCAGCATCTGTTATCTTTATAGAACCAGACTCATTTTCAATATTGCAAATACATTCGCCTCTACACATTTTTAGCCCCCTCAACACTTTTTACTATTTTATCATATGTCGAGGACCCAATGCTATTTTTATACTCACATTGCAAGCAGTATAAAAAAATTAAGTCATTCAAATCTTGATTGCAAAAAAGAATGGACTGGTCTACTGGGCATAAAAGCTTTTCAACCAATCCATCTTCTGACATGGAGATGTAAGTTGATACGTATTGTATCCTCATCCCATCTCCTTTACTTTGTCGGAAATTTTAAATAAAATTCCTTAGCTCTTGGGGTCATACCCTTCCAAGCTGACCAATCAATACCGCCATCGGTCATATAGTACGTTATCTCTGCGTTTGTTACTGGGTCGAATAACTCTTTGTTACTCTGTAGATCAAATTTCTCAAGCCTTTCAGGGCCAAGATTTCCAATCATATTTATCTGAAATAATCCATAAGAACTATCTCCTGTATTCCTATTCCCGTTATATGCAAGCGGTCTTCCATTAGATTCACGCTTTGCTATGGACCAAGCTTTTTTAAGGCCTACTCCTTCGAATCCTACAGTCTCAAGTAATACTTTCAACTCTTCGTCTGTAAGCATCTCAGATGGCTTGTAAATCTCTTTACTAAAACTATCTAAGACTTCTTGCTTTAATTGGGCTTCAGTTTTCACTAAAGGTTCTACTACAGTTACAGCGTTTGCTGTGTTTCCAAACAAAAATAACATTGTTACTGCTATTATTGTCCAGTCACGAACTAAATCGCTAAACTGTTGTTTTATATTCTCCATTGGCATTTCCTCCTATAGAGATAACGAACTCTAAGAATAGCATTGAATATAAACAACTGTCAAGTTGGTCAACTAAGATAGCGTCTCACATTATGATATTTATAAAAATATTTTTAACCCCTAGACCGCTAAATAAAAGTTTGATACACTAGGACTTCATTCAAAATTAACACCGCAAGGCGGAGAACAGGTCGTATAATAAATGTCACAAACTATTGCAAATCCATATGAAAACTTTATAGCTCTATCTAGATATGCAAAATGGGTAGAAGCAGAAGGACGTAGAGAAACATGGGGAGAAACAGTAGATAGATATTTTTCATTTATGACTAATC